AAGCACTGTTAGAGAAGATCCTATTGTTGCTAACTTTATTAGAGCAGCCGTAGAAGCAGGTGCAAAAGGCATAGGTGCAGGTCCAGGTTATATGGATGGCGTTGGAATACACGTAGACATAGTTGGCGATTCAGCAGGCGGATCAGTAACATGGGGCAGGGGTTCAAGGTCAGCAACAACTCCTAGTTACGTTACGGCAGCATACCAAGCAGGACAATCAGGAACGGGGACAGTATGAAAATTTCAGATATTCTAAAAGAAAATATTACAACAGCAGATATACCTGTTGTAAACTATGATAGAAACTATGGTGGAGATATTAACAAAGTCCTAGCAGTCAAGCCAAATGCACAAGCAGATGCTCAGGCTATATACAACAAACTAGGCGGTATTACAAGTGCAAATTATGAAAAATTATCTGCCTTGGTGCAAGCAAAGATACAAGAACTAAGAAATGTGTATCGTAATGCCGTTGCACAAAAAGGATTAAAAGGTGCTGCTGTATTGAAATCTCCAGAATATCTTTTGTTTAGAAAACAAAGCAATGACTTAAAAATAATGTTAAGCACAGCAATGAGTATGATGACAAAGGCAGCAGGTGCAACAGGGCAAATAATAAAACCAAATGTAACTCCTGGATATTCAGCTAAAATTTTACAGCCTCAAGGACAGGTATTGAAATAATGCGCTATAGAGAATTAGTAGAAGCAAAACAATTAGGAAGAGCTTTCAATCATTTGGAAGATCTTGTGTTCTTTTATGGCAGTCAGGGAACATTAGAAGCCTTAGAACATTTACGTGATTTTGCAAGTGAACAGGGCAGCAACAGTATAAGAATGAAATGGGATGGCAACCCACAAATCTATTGGGGCAGAGCACAAGCAGGCGGACCGCTGGTGCTTGCAGGACACAATGCTTGGGCAAGAGGAGCTGCTGCCACATCACCAGAACAGGTTCAAGACTTTATTGCAAATCAAAGTGGGAACCCAAAATCAGACGAAGAACGGGAAGCACGTAATGAATTTGCTGCAAAGTTTGCAAGTTTATATAGCGAGTTTGATGCTGCAACACCAAAAGATTTTGTAGGCTACGTTTATGCAGACGGGTTGTTTTTAGAGCAACCAGAGCAAAAGGACGGAGTATATACATTTTGTCCTAATCCAAGATCCCAAACCTGCTATCATGTAAAGGCTAGCAGTGACTTGGGCAAGCGTATACAAGCTGCAAACATAATGGTAGTAGGACATGCCTTCTTCCCAGAGTTTGGCATGCCAGATAGTTCACAGCAACCTATGCAGGACTTTAGCATGTTCGACGGTAATAAAAACGTTATTGTTTTAGGTCCAGTGTATAACACAAAACCTGTAGAAATTGACACCAGTGCAATTGATTTGGTAGAAAACTTTGTAAAGAAACATGCTGATCATATCGATAAGTTTTTAGAAAGTGTCAAAGGTTTGAGTGACTTAAAAAATATTATATACACTTATGTAAATCAAACTGCAAAGGCAAAACGACTAGACAGTTTAGGCGCACAGCATTTTTTCCAATGGCTAGCAACTAGTAAAGTGAGTCAAGGCAAGCAAGATAAAATTGCCGAACTTGATAGCACCTATAATGCTGCATTGGCTGCAATATTTGAATTAGTAAAAATGATTCAACGTATGAAAGATCAAGTTATTGATCAGATAGAAGGCGAACAGGGCGACATATGGGATACAAACGGTGAAGGTAGAGTTAGATATGCAGATCCATCTACCAAACAATTTGGCAACGTAAAACTTGTTCCAAGAAAGAGATGGACACCGTCATGAAATTAAGAGAACTTTTTGAAGATATACCAGTTCCAACACCTCGACCAGGGGCGCCTGTTCCTGTGCCACAACTAAGAGGTGATGCACCTCCACGTGCTCCACAGTCTGGTGAAATAACCATTACTGGACCAGAAGGGTCTGGCTTTGAACCACAAACCACAGACGCAGGACTACAACAAGGTCCTCCATATCCGCCTGAAGACGAAGCGATGGTTAAGTCTATGCAAACAAGGCTGCAGGAATTAGGTTACAGCGTAGGATACACAGGTATAGACGGAAAGTATGGATTTAGAACTGCTGCTGCTGTAGACGCATTTAAAAAGGACAACAAGATTTCGGGTGACGGAAGTCGTATGAGTGTTGCAGAACTAGACAAACTAAAGACAGCAAAGGCCGTTGAAAATCCTTCACCTACAGCAAATAGCCTTTCAAGAGGGTCAACCACAGGTAGCGCAAAGCCTACTGACGATATGCTAACAATGATTAAAAACTTTGAAGGATTTTATCCCAAGGCATACTGGGACTACAAACAATACTCAATAGGTTATGGATCAAAAGCCACAGGACCAAATCAAACTATTACCGAACCCGAAGCAGTTGAATTGTTAAAACAAGAAGTTAAAACATACATACGCAATGTAGAATACTGGAACGAAAAAGGTGGTTACAATTGGAACGATGGTCAAAAAGCAGCTCTAGTAAGTTTTGCATATAATATTGGTAGCATAGATGAACTTACAGCAAACGGGACAAGAGACAATGCAACCATTCACCGCAAAATACCAGAATATAGAAAAGCAGGTGGCAAAGTGTTACGTGGATTGGTTAAGCGTAGAGGAATTGAGGCAGATAAATTTAAGATGCACACCCCAGAATTAGCAGGAACAGCAAGATGAAAATTAGAGAATTACTAGAAGCCCCGGGCGAAACTGTAGGACTTATATTTGGACGTTTCAATCCTCCACATCAAGGTCATAAAGCAGCATGGGAAATGGCAAGTAGAGAAACACATTGGTATGTAGGAACCAACATGGCCACAATAGGTCCTAAAGATCCTCTGCCGTTTCAAGTTAAAGTAAGGGCGATGGAAACCATATGGCCACAGGTGTCTAGTCATATAATAGCAAGCCAAAGTTGGCTTACACTTGCTAGTGAACTTTACACAAAACATCCCGATGCTACACTGGTGCTTTTTACAGACGAAGCATGGGTGCCAAAAACAATACAACAATACAACGGGCAAACAGGTCCGCATGGCGAATACAATTTTGCAAACATAGAAACAAAGCCAACACCTAGATTAAGCAGTGCTACAGCACTTAGACAAGCTGTGCTAGACAATGATAAAGATGCATTTAGCAAAGCAGCAGGTGTTCCAGCAGATACAGTGATTGATATTCCCGGAGAAAATATTTCGTTCTTCGATATGGTAGCTAAGTATATAGAACCACATCGAGAGAAACTTCTTGCAAAATCAAAAAAATAATAGTATAATACAAACTATGGATCACGCTTTTATTTTGACTGGAGTCGATACGACTCCTTACAGTAATCTTTATGCAAAAAATCAAAGCAGAGATCGTGCAAATATTCCTGTAGATAATGTGTTAGGACACTTTTACAATTTCAGTTACGCTAATATATTTACATGGGAAAAGCGTCACCTAGCAGATAAGCACAAAAAGAAGTTTGTTTGTTACTTTATACAAATGCCTATACCTACGACATTTAATTTTGGACAAGATGTTGTGGATAGTATAAATCACGATCCAAATACATATTTGCTATTGTTTAGCATGTTAGAAGGAGTGGTTGATCCTGTTGATTTAAATAGAAAATTAGCAAGAAAAGGAATAAATGCTAGTAAATGTATAGTGTTGTGTAGCAATAAGTTGGTTGACAGAACACGTCAGTATGGTGTGTTATATCTATATGTTGATTTTTGGGAAAGCCATACAAGATATCATCAGCAAGTTATTGCAAACAGTAGTGAAATGACAATTAGAGATAGAAAAAAATCATTGCATACTGCAAATAAAAAATTTTTATGCCTAAATAGAAACATTAAAAATCATCGTATTTGGTTTTATTATTTGATGCACACAAAAGACATAATTGATCAAGGACATGTAAGCTATCATCTGCCAAGATTGACAACTACAATAGAATACCGCTCTTGTGCTAATGAATATAACACAACAAAATATATACCACAACATCTTGAAAAAGATTATAAACTTGCAATCAGGCGTATCAATGCTAGACATCTAGATAGAATAGATCGTGAAATAGTTATCAACTACAATTCAACTATTTTGCCTTACTACAAAGATAGTTTATGTAGCATTATCACCGAAAGTGATTTTAGAATACCATTTTTAACTGAAAAAACTTATAAAGCAATAGTTCATTGTCATCCTTTTTTTATAATAGGCAATCCGGACCATCACAAACTGTTGAGAGAAAAAGGGTATTATACATTTGAAGATTTTTTTGAAACAGAACAAGTTACAAATTGGCAAGAAGCTGAAATGTTTTTAGATAAACTTTGCAATACTGACATTGCAGATATAAAAGCAAAGGTAAGAAATATTATGCCTAAACTGCGGCACAATTACAATAATTTTTTCCAAAGGAAAACTGATTGGAATGATATTCAGAAATTGTTAGATAAGGTAACCGATGAAAGATAAACAGCATTTTTGTATGGCACCTTGGGTGCATATGAGTGTATGGCAAACCGGCGATGCATACCCTTGTTGCATATATCATTGGGACATGCCTGTAGACAATATTAATCGCAGCGGAATAAAAGGTGCATGGAATAGTGAGAAAATGCGTGAATTGAGATTACGTATGCTTGCAAATGTTCCTAGCCAAGGCTGTGCAAAATGCATCAACTATGACAAGCAAGGTATCATAAGTTACAGACACAAAATGAATACAGAATATGCACATCACCAAGACATTGTTGAAAGCACAAAAGAAGATGGCACAGTTGATAAATTAAATATGGCATATTTTGATATAAGATTTAGTAATTTATGCAATATGAAATGTCGTAGTTGTGGTCCACATTTCAGCAGCAAGTGGGCAGAAGATCTTGTGGGTAAACCAGAGATAGTAGAAATCAATCATCCCGAGATGTGGGAAGAAATAGAAGAAATATTACCTAACATAGAAGAGGTATACTTTACAGGCGGCGAAAGTTTGTTTATGCCACAGCATTATAGATTGCTAGATATGCTCATAGAGCGTGGACTCAAACCGAGACTGACATACAACAGCAACGCAACACGCCTAAGCCTAAAAGGCAAACACATCAAAGACTACTGGCAACATTTCGATCGTATATTCTATTGTGTGAGTTTGGATCAAGTAGGACCTAAAGCAGAGTATACACGCAACGGACAAACATGGGACACTGTGTTTACTAACCTGTGTTGGATACGTGATAACTTTGAACACAGTTACGAAAAGGGTGTTGTGATACAACCTAATCCTACTATTAGTGTTTTAAATATTTTGGATTTGGATTATATAATTAAATTTTTGTTTGATAATAATATACCAACCGAATACGATATTAATTTAAGTAATGTATTGATAGGCCCTAACTGGTTAAGTATTACCATTTTACCGCAACATTTAAAAGATCTTGCAAAAGAGAAGTTAGAAAAATTTAAAATAGATTTAGACAAATATAAAATGTATCCAGATAGAAAAAATTTTATTACTAATGGAATTGACAATATAATAACACACATGTATAATGAAGATAACTCTAACTTGATTCCAACGTTTAGACAGGAAATGCAAAAAATGGATATGACTAGAAATGAAAACTTTTTAAAAATGTTTCCTGAGTTAAAGGATTTGTATGTCTAAAGTAACTGATACTAAAACATTTTGTATGATGCCTTGGGTGCATATGCATCTATGGCCTGCTGGTTATACATATCCTTGCTGTATGGCAGATCCTAATCTTCCTGTAGGAAATACACAAGAACAAAGTTTGCAAGACATATGGAATGGCCATGAAATGCGCAAACTAAGACTCAACATGTTACAGGATAAAAAATCTCCTGAGTGCCGGCGCTGTTACGAACTTGAAGAAAACGGCATGTGGACCCTGCGAAAAAGTTCAAATGAAAATTTCAAACACCATATAGATAAAGTAGAACAAACCAGTGATGATGGTAGTGCCGGTGATGTGAATATGGCATACATGGATATCCGTTTCAGTAATCTATGTAATTTAAAATGTCGTAGTTGCGGTCCACAATTCAGCAGCAGCTGGTTTGAAGATCATAAAATTACACACGGAGATCCGGGACATCCAAAAATATTGCAAGTTCGAGAGGACATGAAAAGTTTTATGGATGAATTAGATCCATTGTTAGAAAGTGTAGAGCGTGTCTATTGGGCAGGCGGCGAGCCATTGATTACGAAGGAGCATTACGATATACTTGACAAATGGATAAGTATGGGCAAGCGTGATGTTAAGATGGATTACACCACAAACTTCACACAAATGTATTACAAACGTAAAACTGCTTTTGAATATTGGAATGCTTTTGATAATGTCAGAGTAGCAGCAAGTTTAGATGCTAATCATGCTCGTGGTGAATACTTGCGTAAAAACATGGACTGGACACAGGTTGTTCAAAACAGACGTGATATGATTGAACAATGTCCACATGTGTATTTTGAGTTGACACCTACTGTCAGTGTTTATAATGTTTTAAACTTGCCTGATTTCCATAAAGAATGGATTGAAGAAGGATTGTTGGAACCTGCAAACATCAGGATCAACATATTATTAGATCCAACTTATATGAGGCTAAGTATATTGCACAAACATCAAAAAGATATAGTCAGAAAACGCTATGCAAATCATATTGATTATTTAAAACAATTTGAAAATATTGATAGTGTGATAGGTGATTATAATAACATATTACAATTTTTAGAAGCAGATAAATCAGAAGAACAGCGTGTATTTTTATATAAAACACAAAAGATAGATAGTTTGCGAAATGAAAACATGTATTCAACCTTTCCTGAATTGAAAGATATTGTATGACTGAAAAAAACTTTAGTTCTTATAGTGATTCTAATAGAGTTATACCGGATAGGCCCACCGGAACTCTTGCTGAAGACAAGCACGTTGCAACATTGGAAGTAATTAAAAAATATAGCAAGCCAGTTCAAAAAGGTCTTGATAATTTAGAAATTGAATATGATGTCAACCGAAAAACTAGAGTTTGCCTTGCCATGTTGCCCGAATGGGATCCTAGTTTTCCACCATACAATGTTGCAAAATTAGCTGCTGCTGTAAAAAATGCAGGATATGCTTGTAAAAGTTTTGACGTAAATGTAGAGGCATATCATCATTTTAAAAAAGAAAAATGGAATATAGATTTTGATCCGTGGAATCCGTTACGTGACTGGCACTGGGTAGGAGATCACTACAAAAATGACATCCATCCCTATCTAGAACCTATTCTTAACGAATTTATAAACCAAATAATAGAATTCAAACCAGATGTCATAGGCTTTACACTTTACTATTGTAACGAAGAACCTACAAGATACATAGCCGAAAGATTAAGAGAGATAATGCCCGAGTTGAAGATTGTTGTTGGAGGCCCAGCAACTCACGCAAGTTTTTACAAAGGCGATAAAATATATGACTATGTTGTAAATGGTGAGGGTGAGCAACCTCTCCTAGGAATTTTAAGTGCAATCGAAATAAAGAAAGACATAGAGTATACAGAAAATACTGGCTTGACAAAAATGATAAGACAGCCAGAAAACCAAAGATATAATTTGAGCACATTACCTTTACCAGATTACAGCGATTTTAATTTTAGCAAATATGCATATCCTAATGGCGCACTATGCGAAATATCACGTGGATGTATTGCAAAATGCACGTTTTGCGAAGAAACGCATTTTTGGAAATACAGGCAACGAAATGCACTTAGCACACTAAACGAAATTGAACACATGTATTATGAACATGGAACAAACGTGTTTTGGTTTATAGACAGTTTAGTTAACGGTAACTTAAATGAACTTAGAGCTTTTTGTAAAGGTGTTGCGGAAAAAGGATTAGACATTGCATGGACAGGTTATTGTCGCTGTGATGGCAGAATGGACTTAGAATATTATAAAGATCTAGCAGCAGGTGGATGTAAAGTTCTTAATTATGGAATTGAAAGTGGCAGTCAACCAGTTTTAGATTTGATGGATAAAAAAGTAACAGTTGCAGAAATGGAACAAAACTTCTTAGATGGTCATAGTGTTGGTATTGGTGCTATGACAAATTGGATTGTTGGATTTCCAAATGAAGGTCCTAAAGAACTCGAAGACACTCTTACTTTTCTATGGCGCATGAGGCATTATGGCATTCAGAATGTAAGTCAAGGCACAGGTTTTAATGTGGGTGTAGATACCATTGTAGGGCAAAACTTTGACAAATTCAATTTATTACCCTATTACTATTACGGACACTGGATTACTAAAGATTTACGTATGAGTATTGCACACAAGCTAATACGAATGAAAAGTTTTAGTATTTTTACTGACTTCTTAGATGTAAGCGAACATGTTGCTTTACCAACAAGACCAAACTTAGCCAAGTATCACTATGATATAACATTTGATGATCCTGATTACATTGGTATAACTGAATATGATTATGCTGATTTTGACTACAACATTATAAAACCTGGTATAAGTAATTTTGCTGATAGTTTAGTAAATGAAATATGGCCATTTTTGCGTATGGTTTGGCGCACAAGAGGAGGATATACTTTACATCTAAAGTTTAGAAAAGACTGGGAATACGAAGAATGGGGTGATCGTAATGCTGCGCCTTTAAATGCTAATTATAAATTTACCATAGACAAAGATGGCAATTGGAATGCTGACTTTGACTGGGACTACATACAAGATAAACAAGATTTTTGGGATGACGAACATTGGTTCGATAACGGTGTGCTTAAATCAAGTCCGGACCCAATGGGCAAAGTATGGAGTATAATGGACTTTACTAGAGACAATAGTAATGCAGCAATAAGAGCAAGGCGTCTTGCTTGGAAAGGCACAGACAAATCTAAAAAAGATCCTTACAATGCGTTTGAGCAAAATGAATATTGGGAAAAGTGTCAGAAATTTTTTGAATACAGAGATTTAGATTTCAGTTTTGACTATAGCTGGCAAGGACAAGGAAAGTGGAATAAATGAGTGATACATATTGCGTATATCCATTTATAAATGTGCATACCAACACAGATGGTAGATGCAAGCTGTGTTGTCATGTGTATGGCGAAGATTACATACAAGTTGATGGCAAAGATGCTGTGCTTGGAAAAACAGATTGGACTAACATTTGGAATAGCAAATATATGCTAGATGTTAGAGCAAACATGTTAGCAGGCAAGCCTGTTAAAGAATGTGGTCGCTGCTACGAGCATGAGCAAAAAGGTTTACAAAGCAGTAGGCAGTGGGCAAACAAAAACTATAAAGCACCCATGTTGCATAGCAATCCTACTCACCTGGAACTTAGACTTGGCAATCACTGCAACTTGAAATGCAACAGTTGTTGGAGTGTAAGCAGCGACAACATATACAAAGAGCGCAAAAAAATACTTGCAAATGAAACTGTGCCAGACTGGCTGAATGATCAATGGCAACATGAAATACGCAGTGTAGAAGCACATGATTGGCAGTGGTATGAAACACAAGAGTTCCGTGACTTTGTAGACCAAGTTGCACCAACATTAGAACGACTATACTTAACAGGTGGAGAGCCTACACTGATACAAGCAAATCAATATGTGCTTGATAAACTAGTAGAGTCAGGCAACAACAAATGTCATGTTGCTTGGACTACAAATATGACTACATGGCCAGAAGGCTTTTATGACAAGTTAGAGTTCTTTGATAGCAGCGAAGTGCAGATGAGCATAGATGGGTATGGTGATCACAACATGTATATACGCTATCCGACAGATTGGAACAAAGTAGAAGAAAACTTTGACAAAGCAATGCGCTTGCCAGAAAAAGTGCAACTAAAAATTTATTTTGTATATCAAGCGTGGAATGTGTTTGATGTAGACAGACTAATACGTTGGCTTGAAAAACGTCAGACAAGACGTGTAGATTTTGTGCCTATCTTTCTTGAACACCCTGACCAACTGCACAGTTGCGTATGGCCAAGAGAAATACAGCATAAAGTTATAGGCAAGTTGTTTACACTAGAAACAAAATTACACGCTGACGCTGTTCAAAGAATCATTAACTACACACAGAATACCAATAAATATTCTACAGAAAACATTACACGTATGAAACAATTTATTGCAATAAACGACAAGTATAGAAGATACAAGTTTGCAGATATATTTCCTACACTTAATTATATATTGGAAGACGTATGCAAGACATAAAAGCAATTATACCAGCAAAAGACAAATGGGTAAGCATAGTTTGGCAAGTTAACGATTGGTGTAATT